TTGATCCATCTGTTGTTAATTTTGTTAAAAGTCCCATGATTTTTTATTTTATTATAAATATTATATTTTTTTGTAATTTTAAGACATTTGATAAGCAACTTTTCCATTCGCATCACCCGCTTCATTTGGGTACTTTCCTTGCATTGTAGCTAATTCTTTACCATCAATTTGAACAGATGTGTTTATAGGTCTAGATGCTAAAGCTTTAATATCACTTCTTAATCCATTTATAGCTGAGATAAGAGCAGATGAATCTTGGTTATTATTGCCTTTACCACCTTTGCCATTGGCTGTATCAAATAAATTTTTCTGTTGAGATCCATTAAGAACCATTTCACCGGAGTTTACATTAGCTTTAACATTATCTCCTTTATAGGAACTTCCTTGAACTATACCACCTTCTTCAAATGATGGTATTAAACTATTTCCCCACGCATATGCACTTATTCCTGCTGCTAAACCTAAAAAAGGATTAATTACAGCAACAGATGAAGCAATATTAAAAGCCATTTTAAGAAGTGCAAGTTGGGCCATTCCTTTCATTGTATTTTTTACGGTTTCAAATACTGATTTTAATAATTTTGCATCTCCTGCTAATTTACCTATCCAATCTATAAGTCCGGCAGCAGGTCCTTCAAGGATAGAAGATAACATAGATTTCATTTTATCTACTGCGGCATTAAGTTTATCTTGGGCGTTAACTTTTTCTAAAGCTATTTGAGCTTCTTCTTCATTACCTATAGAAGCCTCTAACATTCTAACTTTATCCGTGTCCCCTAATTTTTTTGCAGCTTCAATTTGTTCTTCTACTTGACTTCTTGTTTCATCTCCTAATTTTTTTAAATTTTCTTGAGTAACTAAAGAGTTAGCTAAATCATCTGTACTCATTCCAACAGCTTTTGCAATAGCTTCTTGTTGGATTACATTCATATTAGCAAATTCTGCTGCTGATCCTACTTGAGCTAGCATTTCTTTTGCTGCTCCTACTGAATCTCCATTTAAAGCTAAACCTCTAGCTCTTTCTAAATTTAAAGCTTTTCCAGTTAATAGTTCTGCTGAAAGTTCGTTTTCAATTGATGATTCAAAATCAAGTAATCCTTTAGCAGCATTAGCTGCTATTTCCATATTAATACCTAATTTTTTAGTTTCAACTACAGCTTTTGCTATTAACTTAGGATTATTAGCATATTGTAAACGCAATTGTCCTGAAACTTTAGCTACTTCTCCAACTATTGCTTTATTATCTAATTGGATTCCTGTTTGTTTAGCAAGAGCTGCTGTTTGTTTGATAACAGAGTTAGTAACATCTTTAGCAGCCATTCCATTAGCCATTGCTAATTGTTGAATACCACCAGCTTCTTCAGCGGTAAGACCCATTTGTTTAGTTAATAAAACTTGGTCTCGAACTTGTTGTTCAGTAAATCCACGAGTTGCTCCCATTGCTCCCGCTAATTCCATTTGAGCTGCAACTAAATTTTCAGTTGTTTCAAATATACTTTCTCCTGAGTTTTGTATCTCTATAAATCTATCTCTAGTAGCTGTTGCTTCTTCGTGAGAAATAGCCATTGATTTAGATAGATCTGTAATTTGTTTATCAGCTTTAAATCCTATATCTAGGAACATTTGAAAACCTTTTACTAAAAGTCCTACTAAAAATAATGGATCTGTTAAACCAGATACTAAACTTTTACCCATGCTTCCCATAGCAGCACCTAATGATTGTAATGCATTGCCTTCATCTTCTGCTTTTTCTCTAGCAGCATCTAATGCTTTATTAACATCAAGTAAGGGTCCTACTATTGGTATTTTTCCTAGTCCCTCTAAAGCAACTTTAGTAAGACCCATAGTTTTATTAATCTCTTTTTCTTTTTTTATTCGTTCATTTAAAAGTTCATTAGTTTCTTTAAAAACTGAGAATCCTTCTCTAGCTCCACGCACTATAGCTGCTTCTTCTTCGGTAATTTTTCCTAAAGCTAATTTCATTTCAATACTAGCTTTTATTTGTGCATCTGTTCCTGAGTTTAAATTTTCTCTTTGAATTATAGATTGGGCTTGATCTTTAATTTCTTGTTGGTTTGTTTTAAGTTTTTTCTGTAAACTTTTAAGTTGATCTAGATTTAATTTACTAATATCTTGTTGATCGTATTTAAGTTTTTGGGTAATATCTTGGATACTTTTAAAAGATTTAGTAGCTAAATCTGCAGCACTATTCCCCTTTTTCATTTCCCCAACTATCTTAACAACATTATTGAATACTCCTCCAAATCCATCTTCTAAATCAGAAGCTTCTTTTTTAGCTGCTGTTACTGCTTTGGTTAAAGTATTAATAGCGTTATTAGCCTTTGTAAGATTACCAATATCAATTATTGCTGAAGGTTCAAGAGTAAGATCTTTAAGTTGGTCTTGAAGTTCTTTAACTTTCTTTTGGGCTTCATCTAAATTATTCGCTATACTCATAGTATATTTTGTTATAAATATTAAATATTAACATTTTTAACCGTATTTAACAGGTTTTTTGCTATTAGTGGGTTTTTGAAGTAAACCTGGAAGTTTTACTTTACCATCTGAGTCAATTACAGTTTTTGTATTTGAATTTTTTCCGTTAGATTGTTTTTGTATAGCTTCATTTTCTTCTTCAAAATGTTTTTTAATTTCATTAAAAGTAAAACGGCGAAGCCAAATTGGCATATTGTAAACAGTATGCCAATCATATCCTCCGTTTCCGTGAAAAACTATTTGATGTATTTGAGAAAATAAAGATGCTCTAGTAAGAGCAATATTATCAGATATCAGGCCAAAAAAAGCTAACCCCAATTGGGATGCTAGTTCTGTCGCTCCCGCTGTCGGGAAAAAAAGTTAAATCAACATCTGGTTGAATTTCTTTAATATATTCTCTTAGTGCCCGTGAGTCTTTGGCTAAGAAATAATTTTCTACAAATTCTCGAATATCTTTTTTTTCCCTACTTCCCTCCACAGAAGTAATTAGATATTTCAAACGTGTTGATAGTTCAGTTGAAGAATCTTTATTAATTTTTTTAAGTCCTTCTAACTCACGACTAATATCTTGTTCGTCTTTATGTGTTAAAAGTCTAAATGTAACTGAGTTTTTTGAGTGTGGTAAAGTAAATTCAAATTCATTTACACGATTTGCAAATAATTCTTCTTTAAGTGGTTTATTTTCTAAAGAAGATAAATCTATGGTTTGAGTTTCACCATTATGTTCAAATGAATATTCTGATCCGTACCCTAAAATACGAGCTGAAACCATTATAGCGTTTTTGTCTCCAATTAATAAATCATCAAAGTTAATTTTTGAGACAATTAAGGATTTCATTAACTTATCTAAAACAGTACCATTTTTAATATATGATTGATTTGTTAAAATATCCTCTTCCTTAGCGGTCATATATTTCATTTCAAGAGTACCTTTTGCTAATTCAGAATCTTCAGGGTAAAGTAAACCTTTAGAGGGTAATTCAATGATTTCTGTTGGTAATTTAAATTTTTCGTCCATAATTTTTATTTAATATAACTTTATTTGTCTTATATACATATATTAAAGAGTAGTAATATTATCAGGGTTTACGTTAAACGATAAAACTCCTTCTACTTTTAATATTTCTTTTCGTATTTCTTGCATTTTTGATCTATCAAATCCACCTTTTGCAATCCAAGGATGTCCATCTACTTTAACAGTCATTATAGCTTGAAATTTAGATTGATCTTGTTGACTAAATTCTAAAGGTTCTTTAGATGATATAACTGTAACACCTGGGATTGAGCGAATATCTGAGTATATTTCTTTTTGTGGTCTTAAGTTAATGTTGGTAATAAGCATACCTATCATTTTAAACTTATCTTGATACTCCTCAGTTAAACGATGGTTTAATGCCTCTTTTACTAGCGCACGTAAATTATCTAATTTCATGTTATGGTATATGTTATAAATATGGGTAGATATAGTTTAATTAACGTGTTAATGTGATAATATATAATAAAAAAATAAAAGCTCCAACGAAAACGTTGAAGCTTATATAATTATTTTTAATTTTAATTTTAGTAGTTTAAGATACAATAATCTGGTTGTACTTCTAAAGCAATATTTACTACTGTTCCATCATCATCCCAATTATAATCTCCAAAATTAGCACTTGTAACTACTGCTCCTTTAATTATCCATTCTGAAACAATATCTCCAACAGGACCAAGAACATTAAATGTTAAATCTTTTTTATAGAAATCAGAATAACCATCTCTACCAGTTACCGATTCGTGACCTAAACGTATCCATTCCATTACGGCTTGTGCTCCCGATGGAGTAATAGATTCAAATAAAGTCATTGAAATTGCACCCCAAATAGTTTTTCCTTTTACATAACGTTGAACGTTAATGTGGTTAAGGGCAACTGCTGTTTGAGCTACATTTATTCCTCCCACTCCTTTTACTAAAAATGATGGAATACCATCCATATAAAGGATAAAGCGATTAGATTGTTTTGGTTCAAACGCGGTAAAAAATATTTCGTTCGGATTTAAAATTGCCATTTTGTTTTTATTTTAATTTTGTTTTATTATAAATATTTAATAATTTAATTTTTTATCCAGGAAATTCAGCTCCTGTTGGTAATAAGATAAAATCCAATGAAATAAATTCTGCTGTTCTAGTTGGTTGAATATAAATTTGACCTACTAATTGATTTTGGTCAATTACTGCGGGTCCATTATTTGATTCATCCATTATTATTTTATAAGCATACAATCCTTGTTTTTGTTGGATGCCTTCTAAGAATGGAGTTACTCTAGCTACAAATGAATTTCTTGTTGCTATTGTATTTTGTTCAAATACTACTGTATCTGCAATTTGACGAATATAATTTTTCATTTCAATCATCAAACGTCTTACGTTTACACGGTCAAGAGCAGATGCTTGTTTTTGTAATGTTTTTTGTCCAAATACTACAACACCATTTCTAGGTAATGTAGCTAATGGGTTAATGTTATTACTATATAATGAATCTTTATTAGCTTGAGTTAATTTAAATTGGGCTTGTAATACTGTAGATAATCCACCACGATTTATTCCTGCTGGTGCGAACCAAGGTGCAGATACTTTATCATTGAAAGCATATACTCCAGGAATTACAGTTGAAGCAGGTACCCATACTTGTCTTCCTGTTGCAGGATCAACGATACGAACCCAAGGCCAATACGAAGCAGCATATGATGTGTTTCTGGTTTGTGCTTGCGTTATAGTAGTTGAAACTGTGCCATTATAATCGATTAGATCTAGCACATATAAATTATCTCCTCTATTTTGAGTATTTGAAATGATTGTAGATACTACTGAGGTATGTTTATCGTTTAATAGACCTGGGGTAAATAATAGATTAAATTGGTATGCTTCTTTATTTCCGAATAAAGCAACCATTTTATCATAATCTGATGCTGCTAATCCTTGAGTTGTTGTGCCTATATTATCGTACATTGTTGTTCCTACATTTGAGGCAACTGTACCTGTAGCTCCACCAAATGATCCACTTCCATTTGCAGGTAGTGATCCTGAGTATAAATTACTAGTAAGAGTTCCGTTTGAGTCTAAATATGTTGGGGTTGGATAATTAACAGCTTTAACTCGTACATACCTTGAATTATTTGGATAACTTCCAGATAATTCCATTTGAATATTTGTTGAATTATATGCTAATTTTTGATCACCAATTACTAAAGAAATAAAACGATCTGAATTTGGGTCTAAATTAACTCCATTGAATGATTCAAGTATATTTTTATTATTTAAATTGTCGTTTCCTTGTCTAATTAATACATTAAATGTACCTGATCCTGTATTTGTATTTGTAATTTCAAATCGTACATTATCTTTTGAACCACTAATTAAAGCTCCATTAGTTTCGGATCCGGAATTATTCATAATAATTCCTTGTGAAATTGTTTCTAAAGTAAATGGGGATAAACCTAAAGTTCCATTAGGGGTTCCTGAACCAGTTGGTATAATAGTACTAGTTGCAGAAGTATATGTTCCACTTGCTACTCTAGCTACTAATAATGAAGATCCTCCATAATTAAAATAATTATATGCGGCAATTGAGGTTAAATAAGAATAATTTATTCCTCCACTTATAAAAGAATCTCCAAACAATGATGTATATTGTGAATATGAAGTTACTAATGTTGGTACTTCAAAAGGACCTTTAACTGTTGGACCTATAATAGCGGCTCCCGCTTGTACAGGTTGTCCTGTCAAAAATGTTTGATCTAATTCATTAGTAGTTACACCTGGTGATACTGTAAAGTTTGCCATTTTATTTTTTTATTATAAATATTGATTTTTTTATTAAAGTATACTACTAAGCAGGAAATACTGCACCTGTAGGTAAAATATTAAAATCTAAAAGGATAAATTCAATTGTTTTAGTAGGTTGTAAATAAATTTGACCTACTAATTGGTTTTGATCTACAACAGATGGAGGATTATTTGACTCATCCATAATTACTTTAAAACTAGTTAAACCTTGTTGTTGTTGAATAGATGATAAATAAGGATTAATTATTGATAATATTTCACTTCGTGTATTTGCATCATTTTGTTCAAACACAAATGTATCTGCTACTTGAGATATATAATTTTTTAACTCAATTAGTAAACGTCTTACATTTACACGATCTAATGCACTTCTTTTCTTTTGTAATGTTTTTTGTCCAAATACTACAACACCAGCACCAGGGAAAGTTGCTATTGGGTTTACGTTTGATTGGTATAAAGTATCTCTATTTCCTTGAGTTAAAATACGTTCAGCTTGAATAACAGTTGGTAAAATACCTCTGTTTATACCAGCGGGTGCAAACCAAGGTGCAGCAACACTATCATTAAAAGCGTATACACTAGGGATCATAGTTGAAGCAGGAACCCAAACTTGATTTCCTGTATTAGGATCAACAGTTTTTAACCAAGGCCAATAAGTAGCCATATATGGTGTATTATATGAGGATACTGTTGAAGTTACAGTACCTATTGTAGCATTATATGGAACTAAATCTATAATAGCTATAGCATCTCCTCTTTCTTGTACTGTAGTTTGAATTTGTGTAATAGCAGCAAAACTAGAATTACCAGTAGAATTGTGAGAACTTATTAATCCAGGAGCAACTAATACATTGTATTTATATGCATCTTTATTTGCTAATAAAGAAATAGATTCAGTATATGCATTTGCTGTAAGGCCTTGTATGTTAGTTGATGTTATATTTTCATAATAATTACCGGCAGATGATGGAATATTAGTTCCTTTAGCTGATCCAAAAGTTCCACTTGAGGCTGAGGGAAGTGATCCAGTAAATTGAGGTTTAAAAACTCCATTATTATCTAAATAATTTGGAGTAGTTTGGTTAACTTGTTTAACTCTAATAATAGAGGAATTATTTTGAAAACTTCCAGTTAATTGAACATAGTATTCTCCATTATCTGAGCGAATAGTTTCAACTTGATTGCCTATTACTTTTTCAATATAGTTTGAATCAAAAGGATCTAATGATAATGGACCCCAGCTTTCTACAACTGATTGATTAATATCTGAGTCATTTCCTTGTCTAATAAGTAATGAAAAAGTTCCATCATTTATGTTTTGTGATGCTATTTGCCATCTAAAATTATCGGCTGAGCCGCTTAATAATGTTCCATCTGAACCTGTAGGGCCCGTGCTATTCATTATTATTCCCTCAGATAAAGTTTCTAGTATAAAAGGAGAAGTATTATAAGGAGAACCAGCAGCATGGGCTGATGATGAAATAAATGAAGATGTAGCAGGAGTCCAATCTAAAGATGTACTTCCACTTACTACACGTGTTACTAGTAATGTATTTCCTCCACTATTAAAATAGTTATATGCTGCAATAGAGGTAAAATATGTGTAAGTTTGACTACCGCTTAAAAATGTAGAACCAAATTTATTTAAATAATCACTATAAGTAGTACATAAAACAGGGATACCAACTTTACCTTTTGGTGTTGGGCCTATTATAGCGGCACCAGCTTGTACCGGTTGTTGGGTTATAAATGATTGATCATTTTCTATAGCTAATACACCAGGTGATACGATTGTTTCCGCCATTTGTTATAAATTATTTTTATTATAAATATGGCAAAAATTTGAATATATTAATTTGATTTAATAATTTCGCCTGTTTCTGGGTCTAGGTTAAATTTTCCATATTTATCAAATAAAGTTTTTGTAAATTCTTTTTCTTGATTTGATATCTCTGTTAGGTATGATTTTGCTGATTCATATCTGTTTTCAACTTGAATTTTAATTAGTGATATTTCACCTAACTCTACTACTATAGATTCGGTTTTGTTTTGGATTTCTTTTAATATAGTTTTTTCTTCTTCTGTTAAAAACTTTTTTTCTGTAACTTCTTGAATAATTGGCATATTTTGTTTATTTGATTTGTGGTTATATATTAAATTTATTTATGGTCGTCTAGATGTTCTTATCCATATTCCTTCTATATTTACAAAAGTATCTGCTGTACTGGTATTAATTGTTGTAATTGCTGTGCCACTTGGATCTTGTATATTATAAGTTTGGTCGTAATATCCAACATTTGTAGTATCTGCATTGATAATAATTATGGTTTGTCCGTCTTCGGGAGTAGTAGGATTTGGAAAAATTATATAATAAGCTCCTGCGCCTGGATCCATTCCTGTAAAACGGTAAATCCCTGGGTTAGATATTGTATAATCAAAACCAACAGTGGATAAACTTCCTAAAGCATTT